CATCAACCATCGCTCTTCGGCTGGAAAAAATCGACCCGGCACAAAGGTCGTTTATTACCAGTTCATTCGCGACGAGATGAACGACAAGGAATGGTATGAGTTTGTGGATGATGTTGTGAAAGAGGCTCATGCTTGCTTTCTTCTTCTTGACGCTGGGCAGCGGGTTGGCTGGTTGTTCACCGCTATCCCCAAGGATGAAGCTACGCAATGGGACAAAGAAAAAGTCCGACTTTTCATGATCGCTGAGCTCGCCTGTACGTTTTTGGTTCGCAAGTACTACGCCCCTGTGTGTTACTGTATACAGATGATGACTGGCATCAGCGAATGTGCAGTGGGCATGAATCCCGTTTCCCGTGATTGGGACGAGCTCATTGAATTTCTTGGGGTATTCCGACGCGCTTTTGACGGCGATCATTCTAAGTACGATGTGCGTAAGAGTGCCACCATAAGTTCAGCAAGCTACAGGGTAATGGTCGAGATTGCAGCAAAAGGATCCTATAAACCACTGGACTTATTGCGTATGACTTTCATGGCAACCGACCTAATGATGCCCTTGGCGGAGTACTGTGGCCAGGTCTACCTGCTTGATGGATGCACCCCATCTGGCATCCCGGTGACTGTCATCATCAACAGTATCGACAATAGTTTGCTTCTTCGCTGTGCTTTCAAATCCATTTTTCCCTATGCGAAGCCCGGCTGTTTTCGGAGGCATGTGAAGCTTGTGGTATATGGAGATGATTTTATCGCCACTGTGGCATACTGGTGGTCGCGTTTCAATTTTCTGAGCGTCCAGCATTATCTCGGTACTTATGACATGAAGCTAACTCCGGGAATCAAGGATGCCGAAGGGACCAAGTTTGTTGATTTTAAGCGGCTTCAGTTTCTCAAGAGGTGGTCCCGTTATGTCCCAGAGCTTGGATATCATGTTGGTTGTCTGGACGAGAGTTCTATTCTCAAATCTTTGAAGAGTGTCAAACGTGGAGACCTAGCCCCGGCAGAAGCGGCAGCGGTTAACATTGATGGAGCCCTACGTGAGTGGTGTTTCTATGGGGAAGAAGTTTTCTCGCAACGAC